CTAATGCTAGAGTTGCTATTTCTACTGCTGCTGCTGCTACAGCTCGTGCCGAGGCTGCGGAGGCTGCTGCTGCTGCTGCTGCTACTGCTTCTGGTGCTGCTTCTGGTGCTCTTACTTCTGCTTCTGCTCCTGATTCTTCTAGTAGTCGTGCTGGTCTTCCTGGTGCTCCTGCTCCTGCTCCTGCTCCTGCTCCTGCTGCTGCTCCTGCTGCTGCTCCTCCTGCTGCTTCTGCTGCTGCTTCTGCTGCTCCTGCAGAATGCGAGCCTGTCAAATTTACAGATAAAGATAGTTTGGTGAAGAAAATTAAAGAATACATAGATAATACTTTAAAAGACAAGAAACATAATGATATTAAAATAGAAGAAGAAAAACTTAAAGAAATAGTTGGAAACATACCTGAAGGTTCTTATCTTTTATATTTACCAAAAAAAGAGGAGACTATAAGAAGTCTACTCTTTCAAACATTTAACTATACAGTAGATTCTATCTGTATACCCTTTAATGCTAGAGATGTCAAAACATTAGACATTAATATTGAAAAAAACAATGAGAATAAGATTAAAGTTAAAGGAAGAACTAATGGTGGTGGCGCTGGTGATATTACATTTTTAAATTACAATTTTACATTTAAATATCATAAAAATCCTCCATCAACTTCTGGCGGAAAACAAACATCAAAAAAGGTCAAAAGAAATTATACACAGAAAAAGCTAAAAGTACCAAAGAAGCAAGGTAAAACAAATACAGTGAAAAAATATAAGGTCGGAAAGCAGTCGAAGCAGTCAAAATAAAGGCATAACTGCAACATTGCATTCTTATCCATTTTCCATCAAAAAATCCATCCGTTTACACAATGAATGATAAATCTATGCGTAAACGCATAGATTTATCATTCATTGGTCTAAACCAGTTTTATTATATCCGGTTCTCTTTATCAATTTAGACCAACGGGCATTTTTAAATGCCCAGCAGTCTAATATACTGTAAGAGTAGATAATTCTATGAATTCAAATAATACTATCAGACAAGAATTTATAGATATTCAAAAGCGTATAAATAGGGTTGTTGCAAATAGCAACAAAAATCAAAATTCCTTTGAGTGCAAAGTTAAACCAATTAGTGGAACAAAAAATTTTAATACAAATCTCACAAATAGTATTGAAACATTTCTAAAAGAAACATATGATATTAACTATAACACAACAGTAATGGACAAATTAGAAACCCAACTTCGTACTAGATATAATACAAGTAATACAAGTAATACAAGTAAAAAATATTATATTCTATTTCCAAATGTAAAGCCTACAATTATTCAAAATGGTCCATTATTTTATTCTTTATATTATGGAATGGATGAGAAATGCTTAGATAGATTTAACAGAGAGAAAATAAAAAAAATTAAAATTACATTTATTATTCACAATCTAAATCCAGACCAAGATTCCGTGAATATACATGGAAAGATTATACATGGTCAGATTGGAGGCAACTATGACCAGAGATATGGTGCAGAAACATTTGATTTTTATTTGTTAGAGGGACTTCATAATAATATTAAACAACGGCTTCCTAATAATCCACGAGTAAAACGGCAATTTTCCCAAAAACTACCACCTAAAACATCAGGTGGAAAGCGTTTATCAAGAAAATATAGAATTAAAAAGACATACAGGAAAAAGAGATACAATTTATAATTGTGTAAAAATGGCAAATATACTTCATTCCCTATAGAATCTAAAACCGCAATGTACTCCCTTTCTTCACCAGAATATCCATCAAGAAAATGATGAATATTCCGCTCGAAATAAACATAAGCAATTCCGAAGTCACCTGCTCAGGCGACGACTGGGACATATCATCCAGCCGTGCCCATAGTTTATCCAGCTTCCTCATAATATCATTATTGCTCGTATCCAGCCTCTCATGCGGTTGATAATATTGCCCACCAGGTGGTGGTAGTTTTTCAATAAAAGAAGTCTGTGCACCACTTGGTGTAAGAGGCTTCCAAAACATATTTACAGACGGATTCGGGAGTGTACTTGCGGTGCTGGAGCCCGCCCGAGCCACTCCTGCATGTTCAAATGCTGTTAGGAAATCAGGTTGCAAACGATAATCTGGCTGATCCTCGATATAATCTGCAAATCCATCACTATCAGGATCCGCCCCAAAGAATGATTTACGACCAGGAAGCGCTTTTTGTGACTGAGTGATTCCTGGTACATTGAGAGGAATCTGTGACCGTGCATAATCACCTTTCGGATCACCGTCATTCCTTGGAACAAAGGGTTCAAGTGAGCCCTGGGGTGCTTCAACCGGTACATGTTCCCTTAAACCAGTGGCCGGATTCATTGCAGGTATATCAGGTAGCTTATTGAGTTGTTGGCGATCTGGGTCTTTATCCGTTATATCCAAATAGACCGCTGGTGGACCCTTGCAACGTTTCGCTTTTCGCCGTTCCTCTTTTCTGGCGGCTCTCCCTGAATAATCATTTGTACATCCCGGGGAAGGGGTTCCCGCAATGGATTGAAAGGCATCATCCAAAGCGCAATAGTTCATCGCTTCTACTACCTTTCTCTGTCAAAATTATGCTCTATTAGTCTCTCGCTAGAGAACCTATCAGTAGTTAGAATAGGATGTCCCAGATTGGTGGAAGATTAGTTAGCTCATTCCAACTCTTTATAACAAATCTTGATTCCCCCGCAAAACTCATTTACGGTTTTATAATTGTGTTAGTCATTGTATATTCATCTATCATTCCAAACGAATACAGGGTATTTGCTGATTCTGCCCTTGGTCGTGTCTTTGCTCTAGCAATTGTATACGGTATTGTTGAATCCCTCGGATGGATATACGGTCTATTAACTGCACTGGCATTTCTACTAGTTCTCAACGGTGCACCCCGATTCTCAATCCAAGAGGCATTTGATGGGGGTGGCGCTGTTACTGAGAAGAAGATCGTTGGTACACGGTGGTTTGTCGAAAAAGTACTCGGTGAGCGCCCCAAAAAGATTGCCACTGACCGAGTCACAACAACTGCAGTTGAAACATAGAAGTAAATTGTTTAGTCGGGAATCATTAGAGATGCAGTCGTCGTGGCCATCATTCTTAGCGTTTCATAGTACTACGGATGGCATTTTTCGGGCAATTTCCGTACTTATTATCGGATTCGTTATTGTAAGATATAGTACAATATTTGAGGAGGAATACACACAAAAACTGACGGATTTATATGTTCATCCTTGGTGGAGAATCCTAGTGGTTTTACTGGTACTATCCGCTGCCATCTGGTGTCCTCGTGTTGGTATTCTAGTTGCACTGGTTGCATTCTTTTATTTGAGCGATATGAATACGCTCATTACACCGTTTAGTGATTTTTAGACCGTTACAATTGAATGCTGCACTAATTTCCTTAAAAATGCATAGGATGAGTCTTCCGGCTACGATGGCAGCTCCAATTGCATCGGCAGTGGCATCTATTAGCCCACTCGATGCTTTTTTTCAAATATTCAATACAAATCCCTATTTTATTGGGTTAATGATGTTTATCTTGAATATTGGGGGTCGTTTCATAACCTTAGAAGTTACCAAAAAGCAAGAGCAATTCCTACAACACCCCTGGGTTAGAAGAGTCCTTATCTTTACGGTGCTTTTCGTTGCAACTCGTAGTATAGGAGTCGCATTCTGGGCAACTGTCATATTTGTACTCTTTTTAGGATATCTCTTCAATGAGAACTCTGCTCTATGTCTATTTGGACAAACTGGTCGAGCCGGTTCAAAATGTGGAGCAGACGCACCCAAGCCAGGTGAAGAAATGACACCCGAAGAAAAGGAAATTCTCCAACGACTCAGCTCCAAAGCGCAACGATATCAGACTGGTGGAACTTCGGGTACATCTGCATCAGCCAATAAAAATCCCCAACAATCTGCGCTTGAGAAATCAATCAAAAATATTCACAGCAATCCGAATATAAAAGATACAGGTGCGCCGGCCGATGAAGAAGACGATGTACTACATACCGATATCTATGCTGCGAATTTATCTCTTCTTCGCAACTAAAAACTCCTTGTAGGCCTTCATCGCATTCCGCATTCCTGGTGTTTGATATTTATGATACTTTGCTCGATAATACATGGTTTGTGCTACTTGTCTAGCCTTCGAACGACTGACTCTGCGTAGCCGTTGTATTGTATTTCTTGCCTTTTTGCGGGTGCCGTAGCCTGCTCTTATAGCAGGTGGTTTGACTGCATTATCAAATACGCCCATTCTACGGATACTGGATGTAAATTTATAATCCAGATGGCAGTTTCAGATCACATCACGATTTATTATTGTTATTATTATTATTAGTGTATATCATAATAATAATAATAATAAATATTTTTTAGACTATTATAATTTACTATACATTTACAGATTCAGTGTCATTGTATTTGCAACTGGAATCTGTGCTTTCCTGCGTCCTCTGCGTTGATTCGTAGCACCAGTTCGCACACTCTCTAGATCTCCAAGGCCATCATCTTGTTGCGAATGAATACTTGCGATTTCAGATACGACCTGCTTTGCCGGTTGTGGATTGAATACCGATGGTGCAGGTGGAATACCCAGAGGATTTAGCTCCATATCCGCAGCACGAACTTCCTGGAAGGTCTTGAGAATGTCATCCACACCTGATGGCCCTTTCATCTCCCGCCTCGGTGCGGATGGAGCGTTCTGCGCTGCCATACTCTGAGGCATTTGTGGCATTGGTGGGCTTTGACTCATTCCATTTGATGCTTGATAGAATACTCCTGGACCTTGTTGCTGCATTGGCTGCATTGGCTGCATTGGTTGCGGCATTTGCTGCCCCATTGCAGCCCCCATAAAGTTGCCAAATCCTGGTCCCGCTTGTTGTGCTGCCGCTGTTGCAAACTGTTTCGCTAATTGCGGATTGTTTTTGAGTAGATCACCCATGTCCATATTTCCAACCTTGGAACGGAAAAAGGAATTGCTCATATGGAACATAAATCCACTTCCTACAAGGGAAATAAGCAGTTTCGCTTCAGGTGGCATTGTACCACGACCCTTGTACTTATCATATAACTCCTCAAAGACCTCGTCAAAGTCCTCAATATTCTCGTGGACTGACTCAGACCAGCCATCGAGCTCCCAGTCAAATGGGTCGAATTTCTTGTTTAGGAACTCGAACCCTGTCACTGCACCCATGAGGCACTGACGCTGAAACCGAATAGACCCTTCCAGGTTCTTCGCATCCACCAGACGATCATACTCGAGTTGAATCTCATCCAGTGAATTGTCCATCGAAAAGTGTTTTGTCAAAGTGTAGCCCTTTGACTCCAAGCGGTTCAACTTGTTAATGAGATCAATCTTCTTCTTTCGCTCTTCCTCTGGACTGAGCTTTGTTGCATGTGCCAGGTTAATAGACGGCCCTGTTGCGGTCTGGTCATTGCTAAATACTTGCCCCATATTGCCTCCATCGGATGCATGATTCACCGTTATTTCAGGGAGTGTACTGGCTCCCGTCGGAATATCAAACGAAATTGCCTCAAGGGGCTCGAGGGATCCAATTCCAATATCCTTAATCGGTTCGAGAATGCTCACGCTCTGGGTTTGTTCAGAGCCCGATGATTGAGCCGGACGGGATGTAACCCTGGTATTGGAGAGAAGACTGGCACCGAAATCATCTCCAAGTTCCTCACTACCCAGCTCAATTACATTACCAACATTTGAACTTAGATCGGATGAGCCCATATTCTCAACAAAACTCTGCATATCACTGATTGTTACACTTGGGCCGCTCATATGTCTTTCAGATTCAATGGTTTTTTAAGCAGGGAAAATGACGCATATAGAGTAATCAGAGCAATACAGAGCCCGAGGACGGCTCCTGTCACTATTTGCTCAATAGTATGACAGTGTTTTACATATCTTGATGCCATAACTGTAATTGCATATGCACATAATAGAAATCGAATGAGAATATTCTTTGTCTGGAAGATGTAAAAGATGGCAAAAAATAATACTATTGTACTGTGCGAAGAGGGCATACCTGGTTTTCCTTCTTGATTGCCATTATTACACCACATATTACAATTCATTGCACCTTTTGGTCGAGGATTTGAATCCCCAATCAGAAAATGCTTAATTGATTCCGAAATAAATAGAGTGAATACCATTCCTAGAAATCCAAATAGGTGGGTTTTATTTTGCGTTATGCCGTACAGAATGAGTGGAATTGTAAATAGTAGTGTGACCGATGCAGATAGGATATCCCATGCAGTCCATACAATTGGTGCAGTCCATGCCATTATTCGTAACTACTCCTATTGCACAAGTTCTATTCCTGATAGCTCCTTCATCATTCTAGACCAACGGGCATTTAAAAATGCCCGTTTGCCGCAGGCCGCTGCGTATTTCTAAACAAGATTCAAGCCTATTTTGCCTTTGGCGAAATTTGCTTATTGCCTGTTTGAAATACCCAGCGGCCTAAGGCTACTACAGGAATACCATTCACATACATACCGTAGTTTTTACACCTTTTGATATGATTGTTAGGTGAAATCCACGCACATACACAACGCATCTGCCATATCCGACCGCTTTTTCGAATTCTGCCAGGCCTTGTATTGGTCTCCGCATATAATTTTATCCGAATCAAATAATTCTTTTAAGCGTTCCTCAGATTTGTTCTTGCGTTCCGTATATCCCTCATCACCTTTTTTCGCATCCGCTACTTTCTTTTTTGCGTGGACTAAATGATACTCAGGTGTCTCGCTATTTGCGAGAAATTTCTCTCTCAGTGTGGCAAATAGTAACACTTGGACGGATTTCATATGCGGATTCTTAAAGGCCGGTTGATTTTCGAGCAGAACATGAGTTGATTTCGTAAACAATGGCCATTTTTCATTTACAAATTTTCGAAGCGCATCGTGAATAACTTCAAGCGTCACCTTCGCAGCATTCTTTTGTTTTGGTTGCTCAAAATGAAATGTAAACTTTTTTCCGAGCAACTCCAATAAATCTGCATTTGATTTACCGAGCGTATCATCTCGCAAATCGTGCTTTTTAACAAGCTCTTTCAAAACCTTGTTTGTCGGCAGTTTCTTCTGATTGAGCTCTTCCAGGATTTGAAAGTTGCCTGGTATATGCCTTTTACAAAAAACCTTCTCACCCGCTTTATACGATGCCTTGATAGGGCACATAAAACAGTGGACTTCCTCCACGGGGTCGAGAATATTACAGTTTTCCAATGCGAGAACCTGCGTGCCATTTTCAAGAATACAGAATGCGAGGTTTTTGATTCCAATATCAAATGCGAGAACCTTTTTATAGGACATTAATATCTATATGATGCAGTTGGTTTATATTCTAGTTGGTACTATAATCTAATTTTTCAACAATTACGATTGATGAAAAATTAATAGAATGGTCTCTGTGGGTTTCGATCCCACGACCTCGGCCTACCTGAACATATGTTCATTACCATATAAATGATAAGGGCATATAAGAGCCACAGTCTACCAACTGACATAAGAGACCACCAGGGATTTCTCCCTATACAACCTGTTAGGTGGTGCTTTAAGTCCTGGAATAGACCTTAGAACACGCCCCGTGGCGAATTTCGTCCTCCCTCATAGTATTTTGTTAATCCAATATTCTTTCGATTATTACGAATCTCAGACATTGTTGGCTCGAATGAAAATGTTCCAAATAGTGCGGGTGCTTTTGAGTCCGCTCTCTCTACGCCGATTCCCGTTCGTAACCCTGTTTTGGTTACTTCCGAATAGAACGGTGTAGAATGAACGATATTTGCGGGTGGTGGAACGGTATTTGCTTGTGGAAGTGATGCACCTGTCCATTCAACCTGTCGTTTACGGGATTCCTCCATTACCGCATCTGCATGGTTAATCATCCAGAGCTTTGTATTATATTGTAGGGCTGGGCGGATATTCTTAGTACATTGGGGTCGATAGTCAGTTACCAGACGACCATCCTGCATCGGCCCTGCGTAGGCTGGATAACGGGCATCTCGGGCAGGATAAACATCTTTAACTGGTGGATTATTGATTCTTTTTGCTGCATTATATTCTGAGCCAAATGGCGGATTGTGGAATAAATTTGGTTGAGTATTTTTTGAAAATCCTCTGAGCTCTTCCATCTATCTCTATCCTGATTCGTGCTTTTATTGAGGGAATTGTTAAGCAGGTAGGCTAAGAAATGCTCCGCTTGTATCAAGAAAAGAACTAGCATTTGTGCCATTCGTACCGGGCTCAACCTTATCCGATGTTCTTAGTGCCTCAATGAGTGGGTTCTTCTTCATTGACCCAGCTCCTGTAATACCCCGTGTTTTTGCAAGAGCCTGGAGCTCTTTTAGTGCCATTGACTCATAATTAACAGATGCGGGCTTTGTGGCGGTGGTTACACTATTCTCTGATTCTGCAGTCACTGCATTTGATGGAGCCAATTTAGCGGGGACTGCATTCACTGCATTCACTGCATTCACTGCTTCGACTGCCTCGACTGCTTCGACTGCATTCACTGCATTCACTGCTTCCACTGCATTCACTGCCTCAACTGCCCCGACTGCATCCTTCTTTTCCATGGCCTCATCCAGAGTATCATACTCTTGTACAGCATCCGCAGAGTTGTCCTCATCAAACGGAGTATAGGTCTCCATTGTTGAATCCGTAGGAGCTTCCAGACCCGATGCGTTTACCGAGCGACCCCCAAAAACCGGTCGATGCTCATCGGCCGGTAGTTCCGTAAATGATTTGACTTCTGCGCTCATTTTGAGATCGAGTAGAATTGACTCCAGTAGGCTTATCTTCTGTTCGGCCTGTTGAATCCGTGTATATAGGTAAAGGGCAATAGAACCAAACAGTAGTACGAGAACTAATCCAACGGTCAGTGTGTCGCTCAGAGCACTCATTTCTGTAGTCCGATGGGGATTTAAGATTTTGGGTCGGGGCGCACTATGTGCGGTGGAGGTGCGTTAGAGCATACCATTTCTTCTCAGTAATTCATCAACACTACTTACCTTGCACACTCCCGCTTTCAATATATACTCAAACCGAATATCACCATTGCCATCCAGAGTTGCTGGACAGCACAGTCGTTGAATATCTTTATCAGCCGTGTCCACTAGTTCAAATAAATGTGTACTTATGACACTAATTATATTCGGCTTTGGCCAGAGCTTTCCGCAATAGATCTGGCATGACCGTAATGCATCAGGTGGATTCGTAGAATGATATAGCTCATCAATAAGTACAAGGGTTGAACCCTCTTCTTTAAGTGTCCCCGCTGTGAATTCTATTTCTCTTTCAAATCGGGACTTTGAGCCTGGGAGATCATCTGGTTTGAGGCATACGAGCATCTTTTGAAATGGTGTTAATGTTATAAATCCTGGTGCACATCCATACGTATGCGCAAGAAGTGCAGATGTTGCGAGCGAGCGAAGAACCGTCGATTTACCACCCTTGTTTGGACCCGTTAGAAGTGCATTCCTGTTCTCTTTAAATTTGACACTAATTTCTTTTCGTGTACTTATTGGTACTTGAAAATCAAAGGTGTTCTTCGCTTTGAAGATTGGAGTGGTGGATTGTACCCATTGAACGGAGTGTATATCTTTATTATAAGCGAGGCACATAATGACTTCGAGTGACCCAATATATTTGAGAGCGAGTTTGAAGTAAAAGGATTCGAGGACAGAGACAGCGGTTGCCTCTCTTGCATCGGATATACTGGGCAGTGGGCATCGGAAAAATGTAAAGCCGTGTGCATCGAGGAGTGCCTCAAGTTGCTCATAACGGTCTCGAAAGCGCAGAAGTTCGGTTCCGTGATTCACAATTATAGTGTCAATTGATTTGAGGTGCTTGTAAGTCCAATAGGGTTGAACGACACTTTGGAATATGGTTAATAATACTACACCCGATTGCTGTAGAAAAACGATGGGGGAAAATGTGGTTTTTGTTTCACTCGGTGGTCTCGAAAGAAATCCGATATTTCCTGTCATGATTGATTGAAGAATTGTTATATAATTGTTGAAGGTTATGGGGAGATTTAATCCAAACCGAATAATTATGTATGGTGCAATAAGTACCATTAGGGGGACGAGTAGTGAGAGGCCTGGGAGAATATAGACCCGAATACATGACCATACCGTTATGAGAAATGGTACAAAGTTAAGCGGTTTTAGAATCTGATTTTGGAAAATTAATTCATTATATGATTCTTTTTCGAGTGCGGAGTTTGTATGAAGAATAGTATTTAGACGCTTTTCCGATTCTGCAATTTCCGTAAATAGAGCCTGTGCATTTGTGAAAAAAGTGGGGTCTTTGTCAAATGCGCTCTTAAATCTCTGAAATCGGGAGCTGAATGACTGCAACCGTGCAGGGTTTGTCGTCCAATTATCGAATTTTTTTTTCAGACACTTTTTGGATGCGTTTGTTTGTAGTCCTATCCAATCTGCGAATTTATCCGAATCGATTATGGATTCGGAGGCACTCATTCTTATGACACAATGAGTAATTTAAGATTGCCATTAAAACACGTGGATAAATAAAATTGAATTCAGAAAGACCTTATATATTGGCTGTGTATTTCCAAGTTGAACTTAAACATTTATTTGATATTGAATACTATGACTTCGATCATTGCGGATATCCAAGTTGTCCGTTCCTTACGGAAGGACATCCGGGACTTAGTAGTCCCTGCAAACATTCTTAATGCAATTGAGACCATTCATACTTGTATTAAGAGTGGAACAGACCTTAATGGTTGGAAGAAAGTGGAGTGGCGAGGAGAAGCAGGCCGTCAGGCAGATGTATCTGCACGGGGTGGTGCAGGTTCTCGATCCAACTATGGTGGTGCAAGGAGTTCTGGTGATTCTCGATCATATGGTGGTGGTGGCAATGGTGGCACTGCCACTGGTGGCGGTGGTTTCCTATCCAATCGTCAGCATGCCTATGTTGAGCGCTCGGATCGTCCTGATAGTTATTCCTCACAGAATTCCTATCATCACGCATTCGGAACACGAACAAAGATTAATAATTCCAATAGAACTATGGGGAAAGTAGAACAAATACCTGCGAGTATTCCCCTCACAAATACAGTGGTAATGCCCACTGAATCAGTACCAACATCAGTACCAACATCAGTACCAGTACCAGCCCCAGTACCAGATGTAAAGCATACTGTTGACAATGAGGGATTCCGCATACCTCACCAGAAGTATGTAAGCAAATTTAAGAAGAGTTCCGAGAAGGTCGAGGATAAAATCCTCAATACAATCATCCTCGGCAAGCTCAATAAATTTAGTGAGCTCAATTATAACGAGATTAAGGAATTTATCACATACATCATTGACAGTGGTGAAACGGAAATGATTAAGTGCTTTATGAAGCTAGTCTTTGAAAAGGCAGCGAGTGAGGAGATGTTTTGCCCACTATATGCCAAACTTCTGAGCGAGCTAAGTGCACTTTACCCTGTTCTTCTAACCGAAATGGCCAACTTGTATTCCCAGTATATGGATATCTTTGAAGAGGTGGTTGAAACGACGGCTGAGAACTACAATGAGGTTTGCAAGCGAAATGTCGAGAAGAAATATCGGCGGGGCTACTCACAGTTCCTTGCAGAGCTCATTAAATACGATGTTATTAACAGTGACCTTTTGTACAAAACTATTGAGAAGATTACTACACAAATTGAGTTGAATAGCACAGTACAAGATGCAAAGAAACTGAATGAGGAATTTGCGGATTGTTTTATGAAGATTATGAAAGCTATTCCTGAGAAAGATAGGGATTCGCCCCTCAATGCAGAGATTCGTATGGCACTCAAGGGCAAAATCTTTGAACGGGTTCAACCACTCAGTATCAAAAACCCTGATATACAGGGTATTAGCAACAAGGCACGGTTTACACTGCTAGATATCTGTGAAATGATTAAGAAATCCTAGGTACATAGTAGAAATGGCTAAACGCATTCGTACGGCATTCGTCCCAAAAACAAAGAAAGCTATTCAGGGTCTGATGAAAAAAACTGTCAAAAATGGACAATATTTTTTCAAGAAAATGACGAAAAAGATCGATAATTATTTTTCTAAATCTATTCGGAGTGTCCGCAAGACACTCAAACGACGATAAACATAAAGTAAAATTGACTATGTGATTTTTTTGTTTAGACTTCAGAAACGAGATTTAAACAAGAATGAATTTTAATAATTTAAGTAGAATGCCAAGATATGAAAAACCAAAGAAAAAAGAGCGCCAAAAGCGTGTCCTAAAGCGTGCCGGAAAAGGAGACCGTGGGGATGATGATAGTAGTGTAGATAGTCGGGGCAATCTTCGCAATTTTATTGACTATGACTATTCATCCGATGATGATGACACCAGTTGTACATCTGTATCAACACCCGTGGAGAAACGCACTTCAAGGCCACAGCGTAAGGCAAAAGTAAAAGCCCAAAAGAAAATTACGAAAATGATGCAAAAGCAGTTAGCTCAAGAGGCTAAATGCATTGAAAAGAAGGAGCACAAGAAGGAGCAAAAGAAGAGCACGAATAAAATAATTGTTCCAAAGGAAGGTCGTCCACTTACATCCGTCAAACGACCCTACCCTTTCAAATCCCGTAAAGAACCCGCAAGAAAACGAACACCTGATTCTACATCATCTGAGTCTCACAATTATACGGAGGAAGACCAAGTAGAAAGTGTAGAGTATATGAGTGAGGATACAGAGTGCATGGATGATGAAGATATGCTGAGTACACTCAGTGCAGAGGATACAGACGATGCAGATGATGCAGAGGATGCAGTAAATGCAGTGAATGCAGTGAATGCAGCGAATGCAGAGGATGCAGATAGTACTGAGGATGAATCGGATAGTGAGTATGATGAAGACGAAAAACCGAAAAAAGGCAAAGATGATGCTCGTGCAGGGGGATTTGGGGGAATTCTTCTATCATTCGGCGGTGATCCTTCTGCTTCAATGAAGCCCCAAAAATACAATATGAAAAAGGAACCCGAAATTGTTAAGAAGTTTGTCAAACTACTTTCAAAACCCGCTGAGGAAAATCCGATTGATGCACAGATTACTCAGTTCAAACAACTGGATGATGTAAAACAGAAGGAGCTAATTGTTGCACTTGAAAATCGCCCAGCATCCGCTGATTCCGCTGTAAATCTCATGCTCAAGATTCTAACCCTGAAACTTGCTCCAGATGTGCAAGGTATGATTCTGGCCAAGTACAATAGTTTACAGAGTCTGGATACTTCAAGTAATGAGTATTTCAAACTTCGTGCGTGGCTGGATAAGGTTGTAAGTATTCCATTTGGAATTCGCAAGGATATTCCAGTGCGGTTGGAGGATGGGTCAGACAAATGTGCGGAGTTTATCAAAGGTGCCAGAAAGTGTCTGGATGATGCTGCATATGGCCAAGATGAATCCAAACTTCAGATTCTACAATTTATTGCAACAAAAATTGCAAACCCTGAAGGACGGGGTCTATCACTTCTACTTGTGGGTCCACCAGGTGTTGGAAAAACGAGTCTAATTAAGAATGGAATTGCGAAAGCGCTTGGATGGCCGTTTCAATTCATTTCACTCGGCGGTGATTCAGATGCGAGCACATATACTGGGCATCAGCTAGTATATGAGTCATCGCATTGCGGTAAAATTGTTAATTCACTTATTGCGTCAAAATCTATGAGTACTGTTCTAATGTTTGATGAGGTCGATAAAATATCTCAAACACCCAAAGGCGAAGAAGTTATGAATCTTCTCATTCATCTAACAGACCCTGTACAAAATGGAGATTTTGAAGATAAATATCTATCGGGTGTTCCCATCGATTTGAGCAAAGTTATGTTCGTATTTAGTGCAAATGATATATCAAAGATTGATAAAGTATTGTTGGATCGTATGATGGTTATCAACCTGAAAGGATATGATAAGAAGCAGAAGACGACGATTGCCGAGCACTATCTATTGCCGTCTGCACTCAAGGAGGTGAATCTAAGTGAGAGGGTTGCTATATCAAATGATATTTTGGGAACAATCATTGAGGAGTATGCCAGTGAGGAAAAGGGAGTGCGTGAGTTGAAGCGGGGTATTGAGCAGATTACACAGAAAGTGAATATGTTGCGAATGTACAATGCGCCAGAGCTTCCGTTCTATATTAAGGACTTTACTCTGCCGTTTATTGTTAAGAAAGAGCATCTGAAACTCTTTATCAAAAAGAAGGAGAATTCGGATGTGCCGCCTGAGGGGATGTACTGCTAGTTGGCGCTTAGCCAACTAGCACTAGCTTCCCTGGGGGGAATGGTACTGCTAGTTGGCGATTAGCCAACTAGCACTACTCGCTATTACTATTACTACTAAATGGATCTTTAAAAACTCCCACATTTGCCAAAGATCGCCTAATCGCTTCAGCGATATTACTATCATTAGGTTTTTTCTTCCTTGTATTTCGCCTAGGTCCCGATGGTGTTGCAGCAGCCACTGGCTTAGGCTTAGCTGCTGGCTGAGGGCGCCGCCTTACATTTGCCAAAGATGCCGCAATTGCTTTTTTCATATTATTATCACTATAATATTCCTCTCCAGCACCAGGATTCGGTGGTGCTGTTGCGGCTGCCGCTGCTGCTGGCTTAGGCTTAGCTGCTGGCTTAGCTGCTGGCTTAGCTGTGGACTTAGGCTTATGTGCTGGTACATTTCCAGCGCAAGCATTCACTGAATTAGATGGCATTATTTCTTTAACTATATTTGGAACATCAGGAGCTATTTGAACTAGTTGTGTATAGACTTCACCGCCAAACTCTGTAACTACATATTTACACTGTGTTCCCCAGGATAATTTTACTGGCTGAAAATGACTACTATTACCGTGAATTGCAATAGTATGATCACTTTCAACATCAAAAAATGATACAGTCGGAGTTATTGCTTCCCCCCCGTGTATGACATTTGATTGCATAAACAAAATATTTATTTTTAATTTCCGACATAATGACTCGCCTATATATTCTTCTAAGAAGTCTGTTCCTTTTAATTCATTAATTATCGCATCTGAGTTTTGGTTTATCCCATCACGTTGTACTACAAATAAGCCTGTTTGTACCCATTGAATCAGTACACCTCTACGAAAAAAGTGTGCGACCACATTTCTCTTAGTATTTGATTCAAGTTTTCTAAATGTAGGACTCATACAAGAAAGAAGAGAGTGAATTAGACAATCATTTCTACCTCCACTTCCAGCTTCATATATACGACTGTTTTTCAATACAATGAATGCTTCTCCAAGTGTGCTTTGAGGTTTTAGAGTTTCTACGTCTCCAATTTTCAATCCACGGAAGTGAGCAAAACTTCTGACCCATCCCTCAATCGCTCTCCAATCATTAATGTCATTATAAAACTGCTCAATCTCTTTTTTTCTACCATTCGATAGGTTTTTAGCCTTAGTACTCTTCTTACTACCTTTACCAGACATCCTAAAGATAGATTACATTATTTTATCAATGTCAATTATTATCATAAGAGGTTTCTCTCAATCAGGGAAAGACTATATCGGCAATATTCTCTGTACATATTTCGGATATACCCGTTTCGCATTCGCAGATTCCCTTAAAAAAATCGTCGCTGCAAAATATAATTGTCACCTAGAATTACTTCACACGCAGGAGGGAAAACTCCAGGTATGTGAATCAGATGATTCAAAACGAACACATCGCCAAATTCTTTTAGACGAAGGCTTCCACTTACGAAATCAAGATGATAATATTTTTGCAAACCATTGCTGTCAGGAAATCCGGAAGGCTGGTGTTAAAAAAATTGTTATAACCGATTGGCGCTATCCGAATGAAATTAATCAGGTAATTGACGCATTTCCAGATTATAAAGTGTATCCTGTTCATATACTGCGTCAAGGTCAAGAAGTAAGCCCAGTAGATAATCCATCAGAATATCTACTGCGTCATAGAATGAATGATTATACCATAGTGAATGAAATGGATGTGAGTATTTATGAGAAAGTGGAACGACTCATCAGTTTTGTAAAATACGATTTGGAAATACTAAAATATTGACCGAATATAGAAATGTCGTTGTTTGAAGATAGATTTGTTGGAGTCTGGTCGCAAACCTATATCCAAAAGCTCTTTTTCAAACTCGCAATGGTACTTCTAATTATCGGAGGTATCAACTGGCTTCTTGTCGGTGTATTTGATGTAAATCTGGTACGGTCTATTTTTGGCAAAGGTACATTGGCGACCTTTGTATATGTTGCAGTCGGAATAAGCGCACTCGCTGTTATGATTGACCTGGATACATATCTACCATTCTTAGGCCCAATGGTTGCACCTTGTTCTGTATTACAGAACCGTGAACCCCCGGGTGCAAGTAAGGAGATTACTATTAATATTGAGCCAAATACAAAAGTACTATATTGGGCAGCGGAGCCAGCCTCTGAAAAGCTGGAACACATCAATTCCTGGAAACAGGCATATCTAGATTATGATAATGCGGGTGTTACTACTTCGAATGCTCAAGGCGTTGCTGTCCTTAAAATCCGTGATCCACAGGCATACAAGGTGCCGTTTGCTGGTAAAATCAGTCCCCATGTCCACTACCGTGTATGCGGTGAGGCTGGATGGATGGGTCGTATACATACCACATTTATCAATACGAAACAGGTGGAAGGCTTTGAACAGCAGAAGACGGATAGAAATTATAAGGTGCGGAATTTAGCCGATAGTTCAGCGAGCTTATACTGAACTGAACTTTTTCCTAAAAAGTTCGCAAAAAAGGAACTTTTTAAGAAGAACGTCGCAAAAAGTATATATAATTTGACTGTGAAAACTGAGGACTTTGAAGCGGATAAGAATTATCATCGTCAATCTGCCACCATTCTCCAGAAATCGGGTGTCGGAATTGCGCTGTATAATGACCTCCTAAATGCGACCCATGATGATCCGATACACCTCTAAGCTCATATATCCAATCTCTACTCGGATCAATTGATTCCTTTGCAAAAAATTGTGTAAATTGAATATTTTCTCCCCTATAAGGACATACCATCATATTCTTTCGACCATCATGATTGAATCTACGAAGAGTTATATACAAACTTTGAGGAAGCTTCCAAATATGGGAATAGATCTTAGCGTGATGTTTTCCATTACACTTCTCGCAATGATATCCTTCAATCTCTGAATCTTTGACCTCATTTTGAATCCATTCTTGAAATGTCTGACCTTCACACGGAATTTTAAGCACATTGAATACTTCCCATTGATATGTATTGTTTTGGCAATTTGTACATTCCACCGTTTTTCGCATCATACCGAAAAATAGATCAACAATATAGCTGGAATTTTTATGATAAAATCTATTCCAGCCATTTTCTGCTAGAATTCGCATCCTTTCCACGGAGTTTTCTTGAGGAACGGGGACATCCGTCCACGATCCTTCTTGCTTTAGTGCTTCATGGAAATTATCCAGTAGGTATACAAGATATTCGTGGCTGTCATTTGCAATCGGTGCACCAAACATTTCATACACGGTTCCTCGCACTGCCTTTCGGACTTCTGAAATGAATCCAAGTGGGCGAACATATGCAGGTCTCGATGCAGACCAGAGTGATTTCAGAATATCCTGGTATGCTAGTAGAATTCGTTTGTATGTATTTCCTTCTGGGAGATTTGCCAGTTTATTGGTAAAATCCTGGGATAGACAATAGGCATTCCATTCGGGACAGGTGCGGAGGACTTGAAGAGTAGTATTACAATAACAAGTATTACCCATATTTTGTATTCCTACGACACCTTTTATTGTACTGGTTGTGTTTTCTGATTGCTCTGATTGCTCTGATTGCCTATCCGATAAATCCGCCATAAAAATTGATTGCGTCCAGAGCTTAAGTTGTTATTAATAATTATTATCAATCCAAGATGGCACACTACACGATTCCCCTTTTGAATGAGCTCCACACCAACTTTCCAGAGATTTTGTACAATCCTCAACGATTTCAAACTGTACCCGATTTGTTGAATTATATTCGGGAAGTCGCAAATATTAGCCCGTATCAAAGTGGACTACAACAGTATCATGCGAGACAGAACGGATTGAATGCAGTCAATGCAGTCAATGCGAATCGGAACGTACAAGCGCAAGCGCAAGCACAAGCACAAGGGCAAGCAAGAGCTCCTTCACTACAGCATTCACAATCAAATTCGACAATGCCAACACTTTCTAGAACGGCATCCTATCAAAATACAATTCCTTTACGTTCAGTCATTAGCGGACGCACATATGAAATCCCGATTCTCTTTGATACAGGAACGGATGACTATGTATTCAATATTGTGAACACAATGCTAGGACAGACGAATCTCAACTCATTCCTAAACCAATCTGTTCAGGTTCGCCCAACTACCACAGAGATTAATAGTGCCACTGAGCTATACACTGCTTCAAGGCAAAGTGATGATAATTGCGCAATCTGTCAGGATAGAATGGAATCTGGTCAGCAAATCCGCAGAATTTACTACTGCAATCATTCCTTCCACAAAGATTGTATTGATACCTGGTTTGGAACAAATGTTCGATGCCCAACTTGCCGTCATGATATTCGGGAACTTGTTGCTCCCGAATCTGCACCACCTCCTGTACCAAGTAATCACCGACGAACAAATATTCGGGATTCGACCAGTTCAAACTAAAAATATTGGAAACTGTAATTTAATAAAAATAATATTATTTTATTTTTATTATGTTATTTATTTGGATTATTTGGATTATTTGGATTATTCGAAACCTAATTCAGACTGATAACGGACAAATCCTCAGGTAGCTCCTGAATTGTCGTTGAATATGTGCGCTCAATCTCCTTCACAGCATTCATCTCCTCTCCAGAAATCAGATTAATCGCAACACCCTTCTTACCATAACGACCCGAACGACCAATACGATGCACATAGTTTTCCCGCTGAACCGGCATCTCGAAGTTAATTACCATTGACACCTGCTGAACATCAATACCCCGTGCCAACAGGTCAGTACTAATCAGTACTCGAACCGCTCCTGTGCGAAAGTCATCCATTCGCTTCTTACGCTCTCCAACGTCCATCTCACCATGAATATATTCCAGTGTAAATCCCTGTGTTGCAAGTTGCTTTGCCAGCCATTCCGCTTTCTGGCGCTTATTCACATAGATTAGACACTGATTCACAGTAATCTGCTGGTAGAGATCAAGAAGCACAGGGAGCTTCCAGTCCTCTCGCTCCAGGCTCACAAAGTACTGCTTAATACCCTCAAGCGTCACTTCATCGGGCGGCAGCAGGATGCGTACAGGATTATTCAGATAGTTCTCGGCAATATCCAGAACATTCGGCGGCATAGTAGCACTAAAGAGAGCGAGCCTCGTAGTTGTGGGAAACTTATTATCAAGAATTGCCTTGATTTGCTCAGCAAATAAGTCCTCCAGCATCTGATCAGCCTCATCGAGAATGACATACTTGATGTTGTCAATGTTGAGGTCACCCCGCCGAATCAGGTCAAAGATGCGCCCAGGAGTCCCTACAATGAACTGGGCACCTCCCTTGAGAGTATTAATATCACTACGAAGCTGATTACCACCCGTAGCAGATAGTGTCTTCAGTCCCATAAAATGCCCTAGACCACGGGCAACTCGCTCCGTTTGCTGAGATAGCTCCCGAGTCGGACAAATAACGAGAACCTGCGGGGCTTTAATTGTAATATCTACAACACTCAAGGAGCCAATTGTAAATGCTCCCGTTTTACCCGTACCCGACTGGGATTGAGCCAGAATATCTGTATGCTTACTCATAGGTACAATTGCAAGTTGCTGAATTTTTGACGGATTCTCAAAGCCATAGGCATATACGCCACGAATCAAATCATCCTGTAGCTCCATATCATCAAAGGAATCGTACATTTTCAAAACATCTGATTCCGTTGTCACTGTGCTAGTCGTGGGCTTGGTATCAGGAATCGGCTTGCTTGGCCCACCAACAGGGTGAGCCATATCATGGAAAGTGTCTGCGTTATCGGTCATCTCTGGATGGATAGTATGTTCAATCTTTATGCTCATTTAATAAATGCGGGGGGGTGCGAATCAATTTTTATGGACTATCTAAAAAATTGATTTAAAACGATTGCATATCAGTAGGGTAGAATGGAAACCGATGAAATTATTGAATCTGGCGGCGATTTTGATAATGAGGAGTGGGGTGAGGAATACGCAGAAGAAGTAATCGAAGAGGATGCGGCTGCGGAGGTAGCTCCCGATATTAAGCCTGAATTGAGGAAACTATATCAGCAACATCCTGAATGCAATCTTGATTACATTGAGCAAGTTATTCCTAAGATTCCCTTACAGGTTCTGCCTCCTGGAGGTGAAAAAGCGGATACGAATCACCGGACATACCCTTTCTTAACGAACTTTGAAAAGACCAAAATCATTGGTCTTCGGGCAAATCAGATTAGTAAAGGATCCATACCTTTCATTGCAGTGCCAAAACATATAACGGATGTCAAAGATATTGCGAGGCTTGAGCTAGAACAGAAGCGTTTACCATTCATTGTAAAACGCCCATTACCTGATGGCACATTTGAATTCTGGCGTGTAACGGATTTATTGATACTCTAGACCCGCCGAACCATTAGTTCTTTGGCTTAGTATCTTGTTTCAAACCACCCGATATCCGCTGGTCTAACATATACTGTGTATCACCATGTAGTTTGCGACCAGGACTTTTATCGCTGAACGCACGGCGCCTACTACAGTTTTCAAACTTGTAGACCAAGGACAAACATATATTTTTATATTCTTCCTCGTGTAATATTGATATTGCAACAGGAATATTTTTTGGTTCCTTTGATACACCTAACATATCTAGGGAACTCTATAATTTAAATAGAATAAAAAATTTGACGATCCATTCTGACCGATATAATAGCCAGAATGGATTGCCAAGACTGGACACCTGTTGTAGCACGACGACACTATTCCAAGAAAGAGGCTCACGCTAAAGGTCAAACAACTATTCAAGTTCGGGATGCAGGGCATTCCGAACGTGTTCGTCTTGCTAAACTTGACTCAACTGATGCTCCAGTTGTCAAAAAGCGTGTGCAACCAGAGTCGCTCCAGAGTCTTATTCGGAAACGCATTGAAATGAAATTGACCCAGGAGAAAGCCGACCAGCTCTGCTCATTCCCCGCAAATACATTCAAAAATATTGAGTCAAACCGACTTGTACCCGCTGAGGATTTCAAACGGCGAATCCACCAGCAATTTGGGGTTCAACTGAAAGTGGATAATGTATAATATTAACCACCCTGGCGCCACTCCTTTCCGCAATTCAAACAGGTGATGAAGATTGTCATAGGCTCATCGGCTGACCGTGTCTGAAGCTCATAGTATGTACATTCCCTCTTTTGGCACCGACGGCATTTAAATTGGTCGGTTGCACGGCTCTTATTCCCTTCAAGGATTTTTTGTTCACGCTGGAGTAGCTTGTCTTTGAGTTGAAACCAGTTCTCGGGAAACATCTCATATGCGGTCATTGACGGAATTGATTCCAGTGGAAATTCTCCGTCTTGTACTCGTGCCAATAGTCGCACATTTTGTACTGGGCTCTGAGGATGAATATTACTTAGAATACTTAGGACATTTTGCCGATATAGTTCAATGAATTGCGGTAGTTTCCAATTCCTTGCAACATAATTCTTCTGGGCAGTCCGATATGTTGTCTCAAAGATTGCTTTTTCAAGGGCACGAATATTCTCTGAGGTAAATTTAGTCTGTAAGAATTGCAGACTTGCGAGGCACTTCATACGAATTGGATTGCTTTCAGGCTGGGAATCAATCGCAATTTCCTCCTTCAAACCCGATGAATCCACTTTTGTATATACAGGTGCACGTTTTCGTTTTACAATCGGTACAACTACATCCACAGCATCGGCTGCATCGGCTGCATCCACTGCATCCACCGCATCCTCATCATCGGCATCTGCAATCGAGCCATTATCACTTTGCTCAAAATCGTCTTTTACCGATTTTTCCTCCTCAGATACTTGATCATCTTCGTCATCTTCGTCATCATCATCTGAATTATCTATATTTTCATCTTTATTAACAAATGCAGTCCACTGTTCCACTGTAAATGGCATTGGATTATTCCAATTATGTGTGGGAGATACGAGTACGATGGCATCGCCGAATAGGGTTGTATCTGTATTGGGCTCAGGTAGTTCCGTCTTATTCTCAGTTCCTTTTTTACCTTTTTTATATCCGAAAATAAATATGATTTTGGTGTCATGCTCATAATAACATATTTGCTCTGGACTATCTTTCTTTTTAAAGTATTTTTGGAGGGTCTCAATATTTATTGAGCCATCATCCTCAAGTTGCAAGTTTACTTTGCGGACTTCACCTTTTATCGTAAGTACAACGGTCGATACACCTGTCATTTCTTGGATATACGCAGACAATGCTTAAATAGGCGTTGCGTCTATTTATTAGGTTGTGTTCTCAATGACATCAAATTTTATTTGGAAAGCGTCGTCTCCGAATTCTTCATCTAAGAAAATTCGGTGGTTTGCTGGTTCGAACTGGGCTCTTGAAGACCACGGTAATATAAGTAAGAGCTATATCTATTCCGAACAAACTACACTAGACCTGAATGATTTACCGCAGTGTATTGTACTTACTGTTAAGTATATGCCTGACAACTGGGTTGGTTCAGAATTATTGGAGCAGGCCGAAATTCCATATTTAAAGGTAAAAGAGGATACGTACGGCCTCCTTGAACAGATTGGAGATTGGATGCGATTTACACCAAAGTGTGCATCCAACAAGAATAGGATGGAGGAGGAGTTTAAAAGAATTCAGCGCTGGATGCAGAATCCTACTACGGAGAAGAAAGTTTCTAAAACAATCAATATTAAAGATGTTAAAAAGAATTTCGAGAATTTTCTATTGAAGTATTCTGTACCGCTGTCTGGCTGATGTGGATTCGCAAATACGATTTTCTGGCTGGCAAAAAGAGAAATGAAATCATATGTCTATCTTTTTGGGATTCTATTGGTCGGATTCGTGGTTTATTTTTTAGTTAAAGACAATATTTTTGGTTCAGATAGTGTCCTTACACGGGGAGGGAATGCAGTTGCAAACGCAGAAGCATTTGAAGTTCCCGCTCCTTCATCCATTGAAATTCGACAAGCCCCTATATATCCACGACGAGTTGTTGCTCCTTCCGGTCCAAATCCACCCAGCCAAGAAGCACCCGAAGGACAAGTAGTTATGCATGGTGCTCCTCAGCCTGATGATCCTTATTATGAATCACAGGAGTCATCCGATATTCCTGAGAATTTACGATACCCTGAGCGCTCCTTCCGTCCCCCTCCTGTAAATGATAATACATCAATTGCGGTAGAAGCGGGTGTTGCAAGTAATAATATGCAAGTAACATCGGATAATTCTCAGAGATTCCAGCCAGATTTTATACAGGGCGGTGGTGAATTTATGCCTGGCATATATGCAAATGACACGATGGATGATAAATCTTTTAGCACTTTCTAGCACTTTTTAGGAAAAAGTGCGCAAAAAAACTTAGTGCAACAAACTTAGTGCAAAAAGTGCGCAACAAACTTAGCGCAAAAAGTGCGCAACAAACTTATGATTTTTTGCGCACTTTTTCCTAAAAAGTGCTAGGCGGACTTAAAGCCTGAAAATGAATAATATATAGGCTAAAAGCAGAAACAATGAGTAAATCCATTCATTCCACCACACCCCAATTTGAAAAACAGCGAATCCCACGATTCCGTAGCCTAGATAAGGATCATATCTCGGCTATTGAATCTCTGTTTCGCAGCAACCAATTCCTCACACAACGAGTTGAAATCCATATGCCTTTTAATCGTGCCAAACCGACATTTTCATCCGGTACTGTATGGCTCTGGCCTAAATTTGATAAACGCCCCGTCGGATACCTTATTTTCCTGGATGGATTTGCACCCTGTATCTGGTATCCCGAGCGTCAGGAGGGTATGACCTTTCGGTGGCTACTCCCTCCGAATTTCTGCCAAAAAGGTGGAACGGTGTGTCTCGCTAATATCCTTACAGGTGAATCCGTCCTGCAGATTGAGGATATTGTTGTCTATCAGGGACGAGACCTTTGGTCATATAAACCGTTTTCCGAGCGATGGGATATTCTCCGTGAATTCTGGAACTGCCTACCACCCGACCAACCCCTTCTCGCATTTAAACCCCGTATTGTTAAGCCTATTCCATTGTCAGACTGGCACCTGCATTATAACCCCGCAATTTATTGGATTATTCAAGCGGATCATGTACGGCAACCAAGATGGTACTGGAAGGATACTATCACTCAAAGGGAGCATAAACCCGTTGAATTTATTGCACCTGTGCTTAAAAGGGGAACGGAAATCGTCAATATTCTATGTGCGTTCTGTGCACCATATGCCAAAACCATTTTACCCGATACATACTCACTTTTTTCGCAGGAAGGGATGAATCTCGGATTTGCATCCATTCCCTCACTGGAAATGTCCTTGAAACTTCGTGAGGTTGTTACTGATGCCACAGGCGGTGCACCTGTGGAGGTCAAATGGAATGCCGAATTTAATAAGTATCAGGTGATTCGCATTATGCCGGCTGGTACACCGATTACAACTGCGTCGTTTTTCCATCAGGTTCCTACTGCAGTAAATGCAATTCCTGCATTATCTGTATAGTCATAATAATATCCTTTTGGATTTCAGATAATCCAAGAAAATAGAAAGCAATAATAGGATGTGTAAGACAAGAAAAAGTCGCAGAAGGTCTCTCCGACGGTCTATGCGAAAAAATCGGAAAAATAGGGGCGGTGGCTGGACAGATGGCCCTACATTTGTAAACCCAGGGAATCTAACACACAATCAATACTCTGGGCAAGGTAAGGATTGTACTGGAAACCCCGACTCTATCCGTCCTGGATACATAATGAATGCGAATCCATATGGCCTACCCGGCTTCAGCAGAGGCGGTATGCGTAATAAGCGCAAATACAGGGGAGGCGCAGCAATGCCAGCGGTTGCATCATATGATTTCACACCCGGTCCTGTTGCAAATCCCAATCTGCCACCTGTCAGTGGTAGTCTAACTCCAAAACCAGAATACTTTCCAAATCCAACAGGTACAGGTGGTACAGTTGCAAATCCCCAAGGTGGTTCAGTTGTAATGAGTATGCCTGGTGTTCCTCCACCTGGAATGGCACAAATGCAAAAAACCCAAATGGGTGGTCGATATGGGGTTTTTCCTGGAATGGGTCCTTTGAATCCCAATAACGGTGTCGGTACAATACTCGCTCCATTTAGGTCTATTCCATGTGAAAGAGGTACGTATGATGCTTTGAATCCTAACCCGAACGGTATTCAATTGATGAGCACGGCACCTTTAACACCACCATTTGTTACAATGAAAGGCGGAGCGAGCATTCCCGCTGGAACATCATATGCTGCATCTGCAGCGAATTTCCCAACAGTACAAGTTGGTCAAGCAGATTCGATGAGATACTATGCTCCGACGGCTGGTTATCGTAATGACTTCATGACATTCAAGGCACCGAGTGCAGTTCCAGGTTTAACAATACAGACACCATATTCTGCTGGTGCATTCAACCAAGCATGCATCAAGACAGGTGGATCCCGTAAGAAGAATAGGAAGAACAAGCGAGGAGTTGGTGGTGCTCTACCTGTTGGATTGGATGCTGGTAGTTTTACGCCTGTAACGATGAATGAAGTCGGAACACGCAAGGATTTTGATGGGTCTGGTAAGGGTCTGCCTGTTAAATTTGGCGGCGGCCGGCGGCGTGTTATTAAAAAGACAAAGGGCAATCGCAAGAATTAGACAGGACTGTTTGTTGATTTTGTTTGTTGAATTTGTATATTGAAAGTGAATACGTTATATTCATTTTCAAGATTCACATATATTAGAAATCAAATGTTAAGTCCGTACTTCCATACCAATTCAGATTGTACGGACGATTCTATTTGCCAAGCAATGCAAAGCAATGCAACTGTACCATATTTTACATCCAAACAGGTGTCAAATATTTATAATTTCCCGACACCACAAGAAACAACTACACCACTAACCGTTGCGGTTATTTCTTTTGGTGGTGGTCTCGTAGGTACAGTATCTCCTCAAGGTGTTCTGAATTTGTCTGATAATACCTCAGATATACAGGCACAGTGGACAAGTCTCGGCATATCTCCTTCCAAGTTTCCCAAAGTTATTATTGTTCCAGTGAGCGGTGCTACAAATGCACCAAATCCATCGGATGGTGCAACGATTGAAAATACAATTGATGTACAAACAATTGGAGCAATGTGCCCCAGTCCATACCTAACAATTATTCTGTATATTGCCCCAAATAGTTTTGATGCCTTTACAAGTCTCCTACACACAATATCGAATCCTATAACTATCGACGGAACTTCCTATATTCCATCGATTGTCTCTTGTTCATGGGGCGCACCTGAGACATACTATCCTTCTTCGATTCTTTCATCCGTAAATAGCCAATTACAAGCACTTTCAAATAAGGGTGTTATAGTAACGGTTGCAACAGGTGATAATGGATCATCAGATGGCACAACAACGGATACAGTAGATTATCCATCTTCATCACAATATGTATTAGCATGTGGCGGAACAAGTTTAGTCTGTCCTAACTACACATATGACAGTGCAACCCAGGAATCTACGTGGTCAAGTGGTGGCGGCGGTGTAAGTGTGAAGTTTCCCAGACCATCCTATCAGAGTGCACTTAGTGGAAAAACCGGGCGTTCAACACCTGATATATCCCTCGTTGCAGATCCGAATACAGGAGTTGTCTATATCGTCGGTGGAAAGCGAATGGTTATTGGAGGAACAAGTATTGTTGCACCTGCAATGGCTGCATTTTTTGCTTGTATAAATGTGAATAAATTCGTTACTCCTATTCTGTATACACTTTCTCCTTCCAACTATCATGATATTACAACTGGAAGTAATGGAAGCTATACTGCAAAAGTAGGGTATGACAACTGTACTGGGTTTGGTAGTATACAGGGAAATGTATTTGCGAGCAGTTTTGAAGTTATTCCGATCGTGAGCATATCTCTCACGCCCGCAACCTTGGATATGAATGTGGGAACAACTTCTGCAACAACGGTTACATACAATCCGACCAACTCTGCAGTACCTGTAACAAACTGGGTATCCAGTAATACTGCGGTTGCATCAGTGAATTCGAATGGACTAGTATCTGCGGTAGGAAATGGAACCGCTGTCATAACAGCAAGTGTATCAGGTGTAAGTGCTACTCGAACAGTTACTGTGTCAACCCCTGCTCCTACAGTTACAGGAATATCCCTGGCACCCGCAACACTGGATATGAATGTGGGAACAACTTCTGCAACAACGGTTACATTCACCCCTGTTGGATCCGATGTCCCTATAACAAACTGGGTATCCAGTAATACTGCCGTTGCAACGGTGAATTCGAGTGGTCTAGTATCTGCGGTAGGAAACGGAACCGCTGTCATAACAGCAAGTGTATCGGGTGTAAGTGCTACTCGAACAGTTACGGTGTCAACCCCTGCTCCCACAGTTACAGGAATATCCCTGGCACCCGAAACACTGGATATGAATGTGGGAACAACTTCTGCGACAACGGTTACATTCAGCCCTGTTGGATCCGATGTCCCTATAACAAACTGGGTGTCCAGTAATACTGCGGTTGCAACGGTGAATTCGAGTGGTCTAGTATCTGCGGTAGGAGACGGAACCGCTGTCATAACAGCAAGTGTATCGGGTGTAAGTGCTACTCGAACAGTTACGGTGTCAACCCCTATTGTGAGTATATCCCTTGCACCAGCGATGATTGATATCAAACTGAATACAACTTCAGCTACAACTGTGACATTCAATCCGACCAACTCTGCGGTTCCTATTACAAACTGGGCATCTAATAATACTGCCGTTGCAACGGTGAATTCGAGTGGGCTAGTAACAGGTGTACGAAGTGGAACTGCTGTTATAACGGCAACCGTGTCGGGTATAAGTGCCAGCCGAACAGTTATTGTAAGTGCAATTCCTGTAACATCGATTGTAATCTCTCCACGAATTGCATATATAAGAAAGAGACTATCGACAACTCTCAATGCGGTTGTCCTTCCTCGTAATGCATCAAATAGGACTGTGACCTGGTCATCAAGCAATACTGCAGTACTCACCGTAGATAATTCAGGAAAAATAACGGCCATATCGCATGGAATTGCTACAATAACGGCAACCTGTGAGGAATTCAGTGCAAATATGAGGGTGGAGGTGTATTAGTATGTAATTATTTTTTCGTAATGTATGGTGGAACACCAAAAGTTCCACCAAAATTCGGTGTAACAACACCGCCAAGGAGTCCCTTTGTGTATGTTGTCTGTGCCCCACTAGCAAATGTATTGTATCCCGATGAATCTCCGTCGGAATTCTGAGGATTTGTTATTAGATTCTTTCCCTGCGCTTGTGTTGTATATAAATTACGGGCATAATTCTTTTGTTGTAGCCTAAGAATTATTGCACGATTATCAAAATTGCGATTGGACATATCTAATAATAGGATATGTATTTAATCGGGGGGGGGATTTTGGCTTCTCTGACTTTCCTTCCTAACTAAGTTTGAGCATACACCCGTGTTCATTCACATCCACATTCTGAACAATTCTTTTCGGTTTATCAATGTGCTGAAAAGTATATTCACATTCCTTATAAAATTTCTGTCGAATATACCAACGCCTCTTATGGCATTCATGCGAGTCAATTATATCAATAATATGCGGTGCTACTTTTCGTTCATCAATTCGCTGTCTGAAAATGCGCCCTGTACTTTGTTCCACTTTTTTCCTAGGTGTTGCTAGTACAACCGTATTGAGCTTTTTAACTGAGAAAGCCTCAGACGCCATTTGATATGTAGCTAATAGAATCTGGCACTTCTTCGCATTCTCATCGAGAACCGCCTGTTTCATTCCACCAATATAATAGCCGTGTACAAACTTTGTCGGCCACTCATTCAATGCTCTTTCAAACCACTCCAATTGGGAAATTCTATCACTTAGAATAAGTATAAATCGGTCAGAATCTTTCGCATACTCATCAATGAGCTCCATAATTCGCTGATTTCGGGGTTGAAATTCAGCAACTTGGTTGAGGAGTTTAGCGGTTACCGTTTCACCCCGCCAATCAACGGGTAAATCGCAATATACAGGGTCGTCGGAATGAAACCATACTGCCTTTACCACGGCCTCCCGATCAGGTGCCCTCTTTGTATTCTTATATACTGGGTCTCCAAGATGATATTCAAATACGGGCGTTAGACCATCATCCCTATCAGGTGTTGCAGATAGACCGAGCATATACTTTGTTTGAATCTTGAGAAGTGCCTTACAGAAGTATGACGCACCCAGATGATGACATTCATCGAAGATTGTAAATCCATAATCCTCGAAGAATCCATCTGGAAACTCTCGACGACAAATTGTCTGAATCATACAAATTGTTATATCGTATTTTTCAGAGTCCATCTGTACTTTTGTTGCTTGCAGAACTCCTACACGGGCACCGACGATAAAATTCTCAATCTCCGATTTCCACTGATTCATCAGGAACTCCTTATCGACAATAATCAAGAATCTGCGTTTCATCCGAACAGCAATATTAAGAGCCATAAAGGTTTTACCAGCACCACAAGGTACACAAATTAATCCATTGGCACCCTTCTCCACAAACTGGTCAATAATCTCTTTCTGAAAATCGTGTGGCGGAAATTTCTCATTCCACTTGATTGCCTCAGGCAAATTGAGACCTTCTGATACAATATTTACTTCCGGTTCTCCGAATTTTTTTAATCCCCAATGCCTCGGAACATAGAATCGGGTCTTCGATTCATAATAAATTGGAAAGTTTTGAATGCCCTTCTGAAACTTATCAAGGACTTTCGGTGCCATTGTGAGTTCCGAACGCAATTCTTGGATTTGTTTATCAATCAAACTCGTTTTCATAATCGCATAGCCTTTCGCTGTTAGAACACGGGCTTTTGTGGCAATGTCTAATCTAGACATTGCTTCCTACAACTATTATATTGGGAATAGTTTAGGTCAATTTTTGGAATACTGATTAGAATCTGTAATTTTAGATTATAGATTATAAACAGGGGACTATGTATCGTACTGAATTAATATACTTTAGTATTCTGGGAATTATTGTAGTACTATCACCGTCTGTGCCAACTGACATATTATTACTACTAGACAATCTTCTAGTTCGTGTTGCAATGATATTTGCCTTATTATACCTGATATATCTCGGACCTACGGCAGGTATTCTTGGTTTGATGGCAATTGCCGTTCTGTATCTCGAACGCAACCGTCGCAAAGTCAAAGTAGCTACACAGAAACTCGACCTGATGGATGTGAATCAGCCACAGCAGGCAACCGTTGAAGAAGAAGGACAGCCCCAGACAACTGTACCCGTCAATGAATTTGACAAACCGAATGAAACAGAGTCGGATTTTCTACCTCATAATACGTGCAGTTCGGGCGAGTTTGAACCTGTTGCACCTACAATGAATGAGAAAACGGTTCTATCCACAATTTATCCGTTGAATAAAATGAATGAATCAGGCTCTGGGTCAAATAAGCTATTTGAGTCAATGGGATTTGGCCACATAAAAGGCCTGGAAACGGTAGGAGATGCCTAGAGCACATCTATTATTTGCTTCATATTTTACCACTGCGTATCCTTTTTATCCATTGTTCTATCAATAAAAACCGCTTTCGCTACTTCTGCGATATATAAATTGCGTGACAAATCTATACCCCTCTGTTTCCATTCTGGAAGCACTACATTTAAATAATCTTCTCCTGATTGTCTCGTATATGCAGTCCTGGGCATTCCCATAGTATCTGTAAATCCTATTGCAATAAGTGCAGGTGTCCCTGGTTGGATATTCACTATCTGTTTTGTACAATTATTACCAAAGCATTGCGCTTGCTCTAATCGTCTGTTATTATAACAACTATTTATATTATTCATATTGTCTGTTTGCAAACTGTAAATAATGCATTGTGGCTGGTCCGTAGTACTTGGTGCAGTCATTGTATTATTATAAGATCCATTGGTACATCCTTTTGATTTATTCATCTTGTCCTCAAAATAATTCGGCATACTTTGTGGACAGAACTCAAGTGCTTTTTTCCGATAATCTTGCATAATAAAATCGATGCATTCAGGAATTTCTTCAGTACCTTTTGCATTCAGCGTACATTGGCCTTTTCCTAGACATCTATTTGCCACAATTTCACCATCACAGCAAATCATATCGCCATTTGTTTTATAAAATAGTTTGAATCCCGTTGGACAGTCTGTTAAGTGATAATCATTAAATGTCTCTTTTGTTTCTTTTCTTATTTGTTCTGAATCATAACCACTCATAAAATATATGAATAGTAATAAAACTATGATAATAATAAAAAGAACACTGAGTTCTAACATCCCCTAATTATTAAGCGTTTTTTGAAATCCAGCTACCAATAAACACTGCACCTAATAGCACAATAATACCACCCGCAACTCCTGCAACTATTCCTTCAATATCTGCCGTACTTAGTGTACCATTCGCATTTGGTACAAGGTTTCCATTATTCTGCATTACTTGTACTTGCTGTGACTCTCCCAAAATTGTATTAAGTGTTTTAACACCTGGTATAACATATTGACCCGATAGGTCTTTTAGTTGATTGAATGGTACACATTTGTACTGGGTTGTTTGGTAATAAGGACATTGATTATTTGTTCGGGATGAAGATGATGATGATGATGATGGAATCCGTGGCGGCTGTGTGTAATATACAAAATTATTTGTAAAGTCATCTGTACAAGTAGATACTTGCATTGTAGGGATATTTCCATTTACTGATGTATTTATAACTGTTATACGGCCATTACTATTATAATTATAGCTAGTTACTGTTGAATCGCCGCCCCGAATAGCCGGGGGGAGCTGGTATGATGGTAATGGAGTAGAACCTATTCTATTTAATAGTACCTGATAGACAGATGAGGTCATTGTGATTCCAGTTGGAAATATTGCGATATATATATTGTTTGGAATAGGTTGTGGGCTATTCGAACTAACTGTATAAAATGTTGTAGGGTATGATAGTGATACTTGGCTTGTATCCGTATCTGATGCATAAAATAAAGACTTTAATGTTGAAACAGGAGAATTTGTATTCACAAGTTGGGTCAAATAATTGGAATGGCTCGGTGTGCCTGAATTATAAATTGGAATACACACCAAAATAGCTTTAGGACTAGAAGGACTATTAGATATAGTGGATGAATTGGATAAATTAAATGATAGAATTAATTCAGACACTGGTGGTGGATCAGTATTTCCAGGAAGTGCATAACCAGTATGTATTAGAGGACAAATCTGAACATCTACAAGTGTAAATGTATTTACCTTATAAGTAATTGAAGTTACACCCGTAACACCCGTAGATTCATCTATTCTATTTCCAACTAGAGTCGGAATTGTTGACCGTGGTGCAAATGATATTAAGAACGGATAATTATTGTCTTTTATATTATCTAGTTGAGTCGTTGTTATTGGTCCCTGTAGTTGAACAAATCCAGTAAGTGAGCTGGATGCACTGGACATTTCTTTGATATTAACTATTATTCTTTTCTAGCTTATTAATCACTTCAATTTCGGCTTCCAGGCATCAATGCATTGTAATTTTGCACAATATATCGTACATTTGGATAGCCCATTCTATATAATTGTTCTGCCCCCATTTGCGCTCTATTATCTCCATTTGAATACACTAGTATCCAGGTGTTTCTATTCGAAATTGCAAGGGGGACATCTTTAGAGAGTGTATTAATTGAAATAGGAATCGAATTCGGTAAAAACCCAAGGAGTTCCCGTTCCTTCGGTGTCCGTGTATCAATAATGAGTCCGAATCGATGATTTCGTGCCTGTTCTGCACTGATTTTGAGATTCACGAATTTTTTCAATTGTTGATTGTATGTAGAATATATCACATATCCTAGTACTACCAGTATAACTATGGTTAAAACACTTCCAGTTCCGAGATTTTTTGTAAGTTTTGCCATCTTCTAAATGAGTCCTGGAATATATTTGGGTCCATCATATCGATACATTGATGTCCTGCCAGGTTTATTCATTACATCTACTTTTACTTCTTCGCCTGATAGAATCTCTTGGCATCCAACATCGTCCATACAATCCCGTTTCTGGAAACGCACAGGAATCGGAACAGGATTGTATGTATCTGTCCGTGTATAATAGTTCCAGCGATCACCACTGCCTCCTGCTGTTCTACGACCGTATAGGGGTAGAATCTTTTCATCCACATTAATAACACCAACGGATTGGAAGGATTCAGGTAAACCCTGTGTCGGAATGTTGATAGGAATAGATGCTATACCACCTCGAGGCGGGAACTCGGGTGGTGCCATCCAATCCCGCAGAGGTTGTGGAGCTCGGTCATACCGAGAATCACCGCCCCGTGTTTGAATTACAGTGGTTTGAGGTGGATCCCTTTGCGATGGCATAATTATTACGGGAGCAGTGGGTTTCAGGAAAAACACAGCATAGAGTAAAAATAGTAGAGCCACGGATAGAATTATAATAATTGTTGTGCTGAGATCTATAGACCAGACTTTTGTTCTTGCTCCTCCACTTCGGCTTCTATAAGCGGAATTACGACTATTTGCTGTGGCATTGCGACTATTTGTTGTGGCATTGCGACTATTCGAGTTCCGATTCACCATACTATCCTATAAATACAATATCAAATAATTGTATTTATAGGGTACTATACGGTACTACACTAAAGGCCTTGTACTATTTAGTTGACTGAAGTACAAGATGTATCCTTTGAGCATCCAGTACGCCCCCATCCTGGGCCATACAACCCGGGTTCATAACCAAACCACGGACGGGAATCCTGAAATGCCTCCATTGTTGATTTACAAGACCAGGCAAATACTACAAGACCAATCAGTACAAGGCTACAAAGCATGAATGTGGTGTCCATCCTATTCACTCTCAATTAAAATAATACTGGGGATAAACTGAAGTATTCTCAAACTGCGTATCATTTATACATCGACAATCTCCCGTTCCCGAGCATATACATCGATTGTATCCCCGATTCAATCCTGGACCTTGTGCCGACCAGGGACCAATACCTGTTCCATAATCCAACTCATATACTGTAAATGGTTCTACTTTTCGATATTTATATAAAAAATACAGGCCAATAAGAATTATAAATATAATAGTAATTTGAATAAGACGCATTCTCCCTAAAAATATCTTTGAATATAAATAGAGAATGTCGTACTCGGGTTGGATAGAATACGATGAGTTGGAACCAGGAAAACTATATGAGATTATTAAGAGAGATGATCTTTTTGCAAATTATAATCTTATTGAAAGAATATCTGGTCCTCACGAATTTGTTCGTGTAGCCCACGAAAAAAACTATATGGGTGATTTATTATGGCTAACCCCTGGAACAAATAAAGGTCTACAGATACCTTCCAAACGCAAAAGCGATTATCTATACAGACTTGTATCACCAAGCCCACGCTCAGCTACAACCAGCCCACGCTCAGCTGCAACCAGCCGACAGACCGCTGCAACTAGCCCACAAAGTTCTACAAATAGTCATGGAAGTTATTTTAAGTTGACCAAGAAGAATAAAACGAGAAAGAGAACGAATTCACCTCTAATATATAAACTATATCCTGAACTGCGCAAGCGCTCGCCCAACTCGACAAAGCGCTTCAAGCGCTCCAGACGGGGTAAAAAAGGGAAAAAGTCACGAAAGACACGGGAATATACACGAATTTACTAGATACAGAACCAATAAACATTAGTTTGATTATATTTCTTAGAGAAATCATGTCAAACCATTCTAGGCTAATTTAAATCCACCACCTGCACCACCAAACATACCTGAGAATGTCTGTAGCAGTTCCTTGCCATCTTGTAAAACAGGGCGCATATTTGTCAACATCTCCATTAATCCCTTCTGAGTTTCAAGCAGTTGTTTTGTATCTTTCGTCATGGAACTAACTTGTTCAGGTTTGAATGAACTCATTGCTTTCATTAAAGTTGAACCACTATCTAATTTAGGACCATCCATATTTTCGGATGGCATTTTACCGATTTTGAAAAGATTATTTGTAGCTGATTGAAATTCTTGCTCTTCCGACTTCTTCTCTTCTTTTTTATCAATATTGCTTGTTACACTATCTGCAAGAGATTTATCAACTTGATCCGTGCCAGTCTTCTCTGTTGGTGCAGAAGAGCTCTCGGACGGTGCTCCCTGAGTTGTATCTGTGCTTACATCCTCAAAGCCCTCTACTGCCGGATCGTAGACACCATATGGTTCCCGTCGTTTATCTTTAAGGCTTTGCTCTACTGGTTTGTATCCATTCTCCATTTTTGAGAGACGGCCTAAGATGCTCTGGGGCGTATCTAGATTATCAAATGGTTCTAGCCGTCGTAGCCAATTCTTAAGAAGTAATGTGTAAAATAGCGAAAATACTACTGCAACCGATGCAACAATCTCAAATTGCTCAATAAATCCTGCAGCGATTAATGTAACTGCGGAACATAGTAAAAGCCCCGCTAAACCAGAGTATACTAGTGTATATATGGCAGTTATACCAAGTATGCCAATTGCAATATTGAAGGTTAGTTTATTAAACTTCATTTCTCTAAAGCATATAGCGATTTTTGGTTAGACAGCCATTAATGGAACCAGAATTGTTTGAATAAACCAGAATAGAAACCCGCCAAGAAGTGCTTTTACCACCATTCCTGCCGTAGTCAAGTCGCCTCCAATTCGTAAGAGGGACGGAATGTAATGACCAATCAGCACATTCACAACGGGTAGGCTAATAGCAAAAATGATGATTGCTACAAAGAGTGGTTGCTTGATTTGCCCAATAATATATGAGTACATATTCCCCTTCATGGATTCAATAAGGGTTGGTTGTTGCATTTGTTGCATTTTCTGCATTTGTTGCATTGAGCGCTCTTCTGAGCCAACAGAAGCAAATTGCGATCCTCCCGCATAGTTCGTGGATTGCATTAGATTTGCAAAATCAGCGGCAGTCGGATAGTCCTTTCCAATCATATGTGCAGTAGCAGTAGCGGGATCCGATGCCATTGGATATATTGTATTGGGGTTCGGAGAACTTATCATTCGTGCTCCATTTCCTGCAGGGGGTGGCGGAGCATTCATAATAGGATTACTTTGACTAGGTACATTCATATCTGCCAGGATTTTATTTACCAGATCATCATCTTTACTAAAGACCGGAGACTTGGAATCGAGATCGCTTAATAATGTTCCTGCACTTGCCATTTCTTTGAAAAAGTTAGAAATCCTTTAGGGCATTTATTCACAGCGACGAATAGTCGAGATTCTGCGTGCAAAATTGTCACCGTTGAATTCTTCTTTTGAACACTCTCGGAAAGCTTCTATTGCCCCCGAGGAGGGACATTGTACAATCTCGGATTTGAACTCAAAACACTTTCCAGCACCCATTCTATATACGAATTTCTCAAAGTCTTTATCGGTAGGGGCTTTAGTTACATTACATTCAGGGCCGGTGCAAATAGGTCTCAAAACACAAACAATTCCTACTCCTAGGATAAAACTGAAGAAGTAATTAAATCGGGCATCTTTTAAAAAGTCTAAGACACCCATTTCCCTGTTTTACACCGCTAATTTTCTCCATCCACTATAAAGATGATAAAGCACATTCGGCTTATTCCACTCGTTCTTGGCATCATCGCAGGTATAATCGCTGTACTCTTTGTTAAACCCCAACAAACCGTAGTGTATAAATATCCTACACCTGAAAATGCAGGTAAAGTTATATACAAGGACAAAAATAATGTATGCTACAGATTTTCTGCTACGGAACAGAATTGTGATAAAAATGAATCCCGTCTCAAGGATTTCCCGTTGAATAAGTGATTTTATCTATCATGCGACTTTTGGTTTTCTTTTTTCTGATTTTGCTTTTGTAGGGGGCGGTATAAGAAGTACAGGAGGTGCTCCTGATGTTGCTACACTTGCTGGTACTGCATTGACTGCATTGACTGTGGGTACTACAGGTACTGCTCTTACTGCATTGACTGCGGGTACTACAGGTACTGCTCTTACTGCATTGACTGTGGGTACTGCACTTACTACAGGTACTGTGGGTACTGCATTGACTGCGGGTACTGCACTTACTACAGGTACTGCTGGTACTGCACTCACTGCACTCATTGCATTCGGTGCCATTGCAACTGGGAGAGTCTGAGGTCTTCTTCGAACAGCAGTCAATGGAGCTTCTACTGCTGCTCTCTCTTGGACTAATGATGGATAGTATGTTGCAGCAGCAGATGCCGATGCATATGGTGAAATTGGTACTGCGCCGACTGCATTGACTGCAGGTACTGCATTGACTGCAGGTACTACACTTGCAGCAGCGCTTGCAGCAGTACTTGCAGCAGTACTTGCAGCAGTACTTGCAGCAACCTTTGGCCTTCGTCGGGGTTTTCGTTGTGCTTGACTTTGAAGAAGTGCCGCCCTATCCGCTTTCAATTTCTCACGAATATCCATCAGTGCTTTTCCTAATAGGTTCTGACCCGTCCAGGACACGGGATTCTTTGATTGTACATTATCTAATGATATTCCTATTCCCAATAGATTATCATCCGGTTCATATGCACCCAGTTGTGCTGTCTTTGTTTCAAGCAATCTCCCAGCCAATTCAGGGTATTGATTGAACTTCGCCAAATTAACATCATACAATAATTGCGCTGTCAATGTATTCCATTTCACTTCATTGACTTCTTGATCACCTGGTACATCTTTAACAGTGTACTCAACTGCATCGGGTGTTTCTGCAATCATAATTCTTTCGAGACTTGTTTCATCATTAAAGCCTTTCGCAATTTCAGCTGACAATGCCTGTTGTGCAGAGTTATACATAGTACCATTGAGTTCAATTTCGACCGTCCACCGAAGTGATAGAAACCCATAGTCATTCGTTTCAGGTTCGGCAAAGAGAATAACGGGAATTGTGCTGTTTTCCGCAGCGGCAGCCTTTGCCTCAGCAACACTTATAAGGGGCTTCTTAGGGACTTCACCAATTCGAACATATTGCTGCTCTAATGTGAACGGAAATGTCTTTAAAAATGCAATCTCATATGGATACTTTCTCTCTTCGTTTGGTTGTGAGAAATCTAGCTCACGAATTGATATACTATCCTCCTTGTCAACAAATCGCAGAGGGAATCTGACCGCCTGTAGTTTTGTATCTGCTTCCATAACTTTACGGTTTACTCGAATAATATCGGAATCAACACTCTCTGGGTTTTCAATTGTTGTCCGCAATTCCTTTCGTGCATCCGTGTATTCCTTTGTTGCGAGGGCAATAGCATGTGCCCGTTCTTTCTCCATTTCATCGTATTCCTCTAAGGTGGGTCGCCTGTATTTCGGTAATGGAATTGTTTTAATCACAGTTCCTTCTTTATTCAACTCTACAAGGTTTCCGTCATCATCATAGCTGAATAGGTTCGGTTTTTTCGCTTTTCCCTTATAGTATTTTTTCAGTTCTTCGGACATTCCCCTAATAATCAAATATCATTTTATGCGATGATTACCACATCATAATTTCTATAATTTATTAGCAATGTCAAATCCGGGTAATACTAGTTCAACAGTTGATATTTTGCCCATTGCAACTCCTGTTGCAATTCTCTTCTTTGCCATGGCAGTTATTCTATTCATGTTTAAGGATTCCATAGGAAGTGTATTTTCCATTGTGCTATGGGGGGGATTTCCCGTGGTTGGCTATATTATATGTTCTGGCATAAATATTTTAGTGCAATATATGGCGTGTAGGAAAACGGATGTAGCAAAGGCATTTTTGGGTGGTCTTCCCATTCTTGCGTCTATTGTAGTTGCACTTGGTATATCCTCCATTTCATACTTTCGTGTACCGGTTGCATCCGTTTTTGCGCCATTATTTATCGGTAAAAGTGTAGATATAACTAAAAATGGTTCAGCGTCTGTTAATTCTTTAAAGAATACCAACTCTAAAGAATGCTGTACACCTCGAATAACCTTGGAGGGCATTGAAGATAATTTTCCTGTCGTTGCAGGAATTAATCGTGGATTTTATTTAATGTTTGCTGTTTTATTTGGCTTTGTCTTTGGTAATGGCGTATCTTCAATATGCTAAGCGATATGATTCTATTATTCTGATGCATCCAATGCATTGACTGCATCAGATGCATCCATTGCATTATGATAAACAACATTTGGTGCCTCAGGGCCTAAAAATATATATTTTGGAATTCCTTTTTTCATTGTTTCATTCGTATCCAGGATATAATATCCTGGTTTCATATCGCCCATTGTTGTTGGTTTCTTTTTGGGAAGCGATTTCATTGATACATTTTCGGGCTCAATTGATTTCACAGGAACAGGAATATCTGCATTGCTCGATACACCTGCTAGGCCGGTATTACTTGCAATAACTAAAATTAGTAGATATGATATAATTGCCCACATAACGGCAAAGAGCCAGAAAGGTAGCCAAGTATATTTGTCCTTATTTCGACCTAAACCAAATTCTTTCCAGGCACCATCTTTTGTAAACATTAGTTCAGGCTTTAAAACCAATATTGCCGAAATTCCTATTAGATACACTATTCCTGCATATATGAGCAGGGACATTGCTTCCTTAATTCCACGTTGGACTTTTTTTTAGGGAAAAAAGTCCGATGTTCAAATACGAAGTATCAAAAAGTTGAAAATAATGAAATATTCATTGTAGATTATCCAGGGTGAACCGATAGATTAATTGGTATATTTGTATGTATCTCCTTATAGAATTACCGGAATTGGGAGAATCCATTTGCACTTTTTTGCACTTTTTTGCACTTTTTAAGAAAAAGTGCCCAAAAATCCAGGTGCACTTTTTAAGAAAAAGTGCCCAAAAATCCAGGTGCACTTTTTAAGAAAAAGTGCCCAAAAATCCAGGTGCACTTTTTAAGAAAAAGTG